AATGGTTCTTTATGGGAAACAACATCTGAAGAAATTGAAAAGGAAATTAATAACAATGGCGAAGCCCAAAATGATCCCATTCCCGACTGACAAAAAATATAACATAATTTACGCTGATCCTGGGTGGTCTTACAACGACAAATGTCGCTCTGGTTCTCGTGGCAGCGAATTTAAATATAAATGTATGTTGTTGGATGATATTTGTTCATTGCCAGTAAAAAATATTACCGCTAACGATGCTTGGTTGTTTCTTTGGGTAACGATGCCGCAATTGCCAAACGCTTTTAAGGTGATAGAATCTTGGGGATTTAAATTTAAGTGTTGTGGATTCATGTGGGCCAAAAGATGTAAAAAGAATCAAAATAAATGGCATTTTGGCATGGGAAGTTATACAAGGGCGAATGGAGAACTTTGTTTATTGGCCACGAAAGGGAAGCCAAAAAGAGTATCAGCGGCGGTTAGTATGCTGATTGAGGCTCCGGTTGAAAAACATAGTCAAAAACCAAGCATTGTAAGAGATAAAATTGTTGAATTGTGTGGTGATTTGCCAAGAATAGAATTATTTGCCAGGGACAAAATAAGTGGATGGGATTGTTATGGTGACGAGATATAAAACGGTTATTTCTGGAATATATAGAGTCAGAAACACAATAGATGGAAAAATGTATATTGGTTCTTCTGTTGATGTGACACGAAGATTGTGGGAGCACAAAAATAGACTTGTTGGCAACAAAAATGAGAATCCACATTTACAAAATGCTTGGAATAAGTATGGGGCGGACAATTTTGAATTTGAACTATGCGATGAGATTGCTACTTCAATAAATAAAGTAACGAGAGATTACAAGAAATTACTTAAAGATAATTTATTGTTTTTTGAACAATTGTGGTTGGACAATTATTGGGATTGGGGATGTTTATACAACATATTGCCGATAGCGGGAAGCGCACTGGGCAGTGAACATTCAGAAGAAACTAAGAAGAAAATAAAACGCATAATGAATTCAGAATCAGTAAGACGGCGCAATAGTGAAACACATAAAAACAAATTACACTCGGAAGAACACAAAGAAAGAATAAGACAGGCAGGTCTTGGTCGGCATCTTTCCGATCAACACAAGATCAACATAGGTATATCTGCCAAAGGAAGAACTTCGTGGAATAAGGGTAAAGAAGCTACCGAACACATGAAAAATATGGTAAGGGGAGAGAACAACGCTTCGGCAAAGCTAACAAAGAATAAAGTATTGGAAATACGAGCAAAACACATTACTGGTCAATACACTCATGCCCGACTAGGTGTTGAATATAATGTTAGTCGTAGAACAATTGGCAGGATTATCAATAACGAAAAGTGGAGATCGGTATAATGACATTTGTTCATTTACACAATCATACCCATTACTCAATAGGGGATGGATGTTCAAGTGCCAAGGATCTTGTCACGAAAGCAAAAGAGCTTGGCCATAAAGCAATCGCTTGTTCGGATCATGGAAACGGGAATGCCCTATACGAAGCGTGGAAAGAAGGCAAGGCAATAGATATCAAAGTCCTTTGTGGCGTTGAGGTTTATCTTGGTGCTCAGTTAAAAATAGAGGATGAAGAAGGAAAAATAAAAAGGGACACTTCATACCATAGTGTTTTACTTTGTAAAGATTATCAGGGATATCAACAACTTTGTAAATTGCTCTATAAGGCCAATAAGGAAACCTATTATTACAAACCCGTCATATTGTTTGATGATTTTTTTGCCATTGAGCCGGGCCATTTGACAATTTCTACCGCCTGTATTGGTGGGATAATCAATAAATATTTTTTAGAGGATCAAGATGAAGAAGCCTATAAAATGGCAATTCGCCTTAAGGAATTTTTCAAAGATGATCTTTATTTTGAATTGATCCTCAATGAGCTTAATGAACAGAAAGTATGTAATGAGAAACTTCTTAAACTTGGAAAAGATATTGGGCATGAGAAATTTATTCTTACCAATGACACACACTATCCAAATAAAGAAGATATTAAAACGCAGGACGCACTCAAACTTATTATCCGGAAGAATACGATAAAAGAAATCGAGGAACATCCGGAAAAAAGTCCATTTGCGTCAGTAAGAAAATCATTTATTTGTTCCCGGCAAGACTTCCATGACTTTAATAAGGAATTTGGCTTTAATTACGATGATTCTCAAATAGATTCGTGGCTCGATCTTACAAATGAAGTTGCCGATAAATGTAATTTCCAATTTGACACGACCACAAAGAAATTTCCAAAAGTAAAAGTTCCCGAAAAATATAAAGATGTCAATGATTATTTTAAAAAGCTTTGCGTAAAGGGACTTACGGCGAAAATAGAATCCGGAGAAATTCCCAAAGAAAAAACAAAGGAATATGCTGATCGGCTTAAATACGAAATGAAGGTTATTTGCGCCGCTGATTATGCGGATTATTTCATAATTTATTGGGACATTTTTGAATGGGTAAGGGAACAAGAAATTTGGGTAGGACCAGCAAGAGGATCGGCCGGTGGTTGTCTAGTTTCATTTGTTCTTGGGATAACAAAAATTGATCCAATAAGACATGACCTTATGTTCGAGAGATTTTTAGCAAGCTCACAAGTAAAAATTGAGGAGGATGTTATCGAAGAACTGGGTGATGGCGAAAATGGTGATCAAATTGTTGGACCAATAAAATCAAACATTATTAAGAAAGAAATTAAACGGGAAGAAATTAAGAATGGTAAAAAGAGGATTGTTACCAAAATTATTTTGGATCGTGTTTCAGCGCCCGATATTGATAGTGATATAGATTCTGACTCCAAGTCCTTTGTGGAAGATTATCTTCGTATTAAATATGGTGAGGATTCGGTAATTCATGTGCCGACTTACTCCGAATTCCATGTGAAATCGACCCTTCGAGATCTGTGTCGAGTTTATAATCGTGACGACGATGGCTTGTTTAATAAAATTTCGAAGGAATTGGAAGAAGATGTTCCGGTTCAATTTAGTGACAACATTGAGGAATATTTGAAGAGTTTGTGCGACAATAATGAAGATATGAAACAATTTGTAGACAAGAATAAAGATATATTGCCACTTGCGAATTCACTTTATCGAAAAATTAGACATCTTGGGAAACATGCGGCTGGCGTTGTTATTTTTGACGGTCCGATTTATGATTACATTCCCGTTCAAAGGACCGGTGGTGAGGTAATTGCCTCATTTAGCGAGGGAACCACAAAGAAATTCTTGAGCGATCTGAAAATATTGAAACTCGACATTCTCGGACTTGATACCGTTTCAATCATTAAAGATACGGTAAACATGATTAAAGAAAAGAAGAATGTTGATTTAACGGAGAAAATTTATCATCTTGATTTAGAGGATGAAAACATTTATCGGACAGTAAGAGATTATGAGAACGCCGGAATATTCCAAATGGATGGTTTCGGAATTAATAAACTTGCGCGGGATGTAAATCCACAATCTTTCGAGGATGTGGTGGCAATTTCGTGTCTTTATCGGCCAGCAGCCCTTCAAGGAGGTCTGGCTTATCAATATGCGGAATCAAAAAACGATCCAACCAAGAAAGTCGATGTTCCAAAGATATTTCAAAAGTATGTGACGAAGACCTATGGCGTAATTCTTTATCAAGAGCAAACAATGTTGTGTGTCGCGGAAGTCCTTGGAATTTCTCTAGGAGAATCCGATAAATGGAGGAAACCATTTGAATACGGATTCAGGAATGAGTGGGTTGACGGCCTCGACCTACAGAATCTTGATCGAGAAAGAAAAGATCGACCGAAACTTGACGGATTTTTAAAGGCATATGACGAAAGAATAAAAATTACACATCCAGAACTGACGGAACAAGAAAGACAAGAAACATTACTTTACTTGCTTAACTTTACGGGATATTCATTTAACAGAGCGCATGGTCTTTCTTATGGTTACATTACGATTATGTGTCTTTGGCTAAAATGTTACTACCCGTCTGAATTTTTTACGAGCCTAATTAGTAGGTGTGATGATGATGATAAGCGCAAAAAATACATTATGGCAGGGAAAAAGAAAGGGCTAAATATTCTTCCCTTTAGCGTATTCAAATCGAAGTTTGCTTGTCAGCCAGAAGGCGACAATGGATTGAGACTTGGATTATCAATGTGTAAAGGTTTTGGCACTAAAGCATGGGAAGAGTTAGAACCAAGACAAAAATTAATAACTGATTTAAAAAGTTTTTACAGTCAATCATGGTCAAAGATGAATCGAAAATGTATTAAAGTATTAGCTAGCGTTGGGGCATTTGACGAATTTGGTTATACGCGGAAATCCATTTTAGAATTTGTCGAACAATATGCGGACAATACAAAAGCTGCGAAAAAGAATAAACGATCAAACGAAGAAATTTGGGCCATTTTGGAGAAAGCGGATGGTAAGAATAAAGAATTAAATAAGAAAGAATTTCTGAAATTGGACAAGGAATTCCTTGGATTTTCCACACAACAGATATTGGATGATTCATTTGCGCAGATTCAGGAAGTTTTTAAACGAAATAAAATCGGAACATTTGCGGACATGTCCACAAAAAGATCTGGGACAGTTGGCGGTTTTGTTGAAAGTATTGTCGATAAGAAAACAAAAACGGGAAAATTGTATTATGAAATCGTTTTATCAGATGGTTCACAAAGTAACAGGGTAAGGATTTGGCCATGGAATCTTGATAATAGTTTCGATGGCTCACAACTTAGCGAAAATTCTGTTATTGTATTAGATTTATTATATGAAGACAAATTCGGATTTTCAACAATGAGAAATGGAATGTTTAAAATCATCCAAAATTAAGTCCATTCGATAATCATCTGCTTTGTTTTCCACATTTGTGATGTTTTTCTTAATTTTTCTTTTGTTTCTTCTGATGGGTGTTTGTCAATGTGCCACAAGCTATTTTTACGGCATGATTCTTCTGACATCTTCTTGCCCTTACTCCAAGGAATTCTACCTATCATTTTTTGACGGCGTTCTTCGGGCATTTTCTGCCCCTTATTCCATGCGATTTTATTTGCTCCACTGAGTTTATTCCTATATTCTGGTCTATCCCACATTTTCTTCGATGCTACTGACAATCTTTCTAGCGTTTCTTTCGATGGATGCTTACCATACCATGGGTTTTTATCATTCAAGTTTCTTTGTCTATCTGCTTCTTTATATTCTGGTGTGTTGTTGATTCTTTTCGCATTTACACTTATCTTTCTCTTGTGTTCTTCGGTGAGTGGATATCCAGCATATTCTTTTCGCCAACGACCACTATTAGATCCACCATCGTCGATGTTGACACATTTAATACCGTGTTTAAAACAATGTTTTCTTATAAAGACAATGTATTTCTTTTCATTTTTGTCGGTCTCATCCACATCATAACATTCAAAAAATTTATTACCTATTTGTAGCCATCCGAGAAACGGTACGGGAATATTGTTTTTTAATATTACGGGAATCGGTTTCATATTGAGCGATAATAATTTTTTAATCCAATTAACTTTGTAGCTTCTTTTTCCCATTTCGGATAGGTGTTTTGTGAATCTTCTATTTAAAAATTGTGTTGTTTGTCCTCCATATCTTATGATTCCATATCTCGGATCAACAAGACCATAAATTATCCCGATTTTATCTTTTTCTTTTGGTGGTAGCCGTTCGATTGGATCTCCTTCATCCGTTTTACACTTTTTATTATTTGTGATTTCATTTTCTTGTGACGATGTTTGTTCTTCTATCATAAAATAATTATCATTGAAATGACTCGCTGTTATGTTGACGAGCAATGGAGTTAGTAAAAATATGAGAAAACAAAACACGGATGGAATGGTTAGGATCGCACAGGAAATTTACGACATTATCCGGCAATATTGTGCGCAGAAAAGATTAAACATTAGGGATGTAGCTAACGAATCAATGAAAGAATGGGCAAGTAAACATATTTCAAAAGAAGATTTTAAGTTGGTTAATGAAATTATAAATAGAAATTAGAGAATTAATGATGAAAAACCCGATAACCGATGTTAATAGTTTTGCCGATATGGCTACGAAGCGGACGGGAACCATTGGTGGATTTGTGGAATCAGTAACTCCTAAAAAGACCCGCACAGGTCGTGATTTCGTGGAAATCATGCTAAACGATGGGAATGAAAGTCGTCGGATCCGTATATGGCCTTGGTTCCTGGGCGACGGATTTGATGTAAATTCAATTGACGATGGAAGCGTGTTAATAGTAGATGTGATTGACGAGGATAAATGGGGGATGAGCAACATTAGGAATGGGCAATTGCGCCTAATCCAATAAAAGGTTAAAATGGCTTATTTACATTGTCACACTAAAGATTGTGGTTGGTCACAAGGCGACTTTTGGGAGGATCCACGAAATCCTGGAGCAAGTAAGTATTGTTATCACCCATTTAGAAAACAGACCGTTGATGATTGGATTGACTACTTATTCAAAGATAAAATTTATCTTGATTTGTCATGTTTCGAAGACATGGGCATGGACATAAGTAAAATTCACAAAGATGAAAAGGGAAGTTATGTTGATTCGCGTGTTTATGTCGCTTTTGAATTACGAAGAAGAGCAAGGAGTATTGAAAACATGGATGTAAAAACATGTGAAGAGTGGAACAAAACAAAAGATTCTTGGACTTGTCCAAAGTGCGGACAAAGAAATTGGGACATTGATTAGTGATAGGCGGTCCGCACATTAAAACTGTTGTTGCCGATCCTCCATGGCCGGGACCAATAGGCGATTGGAGATCTAAGCCTTTAGTTGTTACTTCATATAGTTTAGGACGGAAGCACAGAAAGGCTCCGAGTAATGTTTATCCGTTAATGAGCTTGGAACAAATAAAAGAATGCTGTCCCACTACTGATCCAAAAGCACATTTGTGGTTATGGTCGTTGCCCCAACACGTAGATTGGGCTTGGCAAATGGCACTGGATTGGGGTTTTATACCAATGCACCTATTGGCGTGGGCGAAACCGGGATTAGGAACCGGCGGGTTCCAAGCCAATACAGAATACATAGTATTAGCGCGCAAAGGAGGTCCGATTAAGAATTCATTTGGCAAAATGTCAGGAACTCATTATTCTTGGCCAAAAACCATGAAGCACTCCAAGAAACCAGATGAAATGTTTGTTTTGGTAGAAAAGGTTAGTCCTAGTCCCTATTTGGAAATGTTTGCTCGCGAACGTCGCCTAAATTGGGAATCGTGGGGTAATGAAATAGATTGAGGGGTATAAGATGGGCGATTTAATAGAATTACATAAAGAATTTAATGGGCAGCGGAGAAAACCGGGCGAATGGGACAAAGCAAAAAATTCGTTGGCCGCCATTGCTTGTGATGAAAAAGGCAATGGTTGTGTGTTGTGGTATGTTGGTTTTCACATCTCTAACGAGATACAGGAAACAGGTTTGTCATCGTTGGCCGATTTAGGACTCGATGATGCGCCTCATGGATTGTCGGTTTGGGATGGTAAATATAAGTATTTTGGGGATGGAGATGATACAGAAGCAAGACCACAAGGCACATTTAGAAATCCAACTTTTGAGGAATGGGCGGCAATCATCGCGGGAGTTAGTCCGTGGAAAGAGGAAGAGTGGAGAATCAAATGACAATGACAAAGAAACGTATCGAAAAAATTCAGAAGCAATTTGGTAACATGATTGAATTCGACAAAGAAAAGAATATCTTGCGCATGATATCGCCGGATTGTTGTAAAGGACGTGTTGCGTTTACTGTTGAAGCGCTAGAAGATATAGAAACGTATTATAATATCAAGCCAGAGTGGCTATTTACACGAGCAATGTTTATTTGTGATAAATTCAAAGGAGATTTTGAAGTAGATATAACAATCACCGATCTTCAAACAGAAGGAAAATCATTTTATATTAAATTCGTCCATCGCGCGGAAAACGATAATCAAAAAGACCGCGTATTTGAACACTATGTTTTGCCACTAATGTGAAACGGGGAATTAAATGAATTTAAAAGAATATCAAGATTGGTCACAAAGTGTCTGTATTTATCCAAAAGATAAAGCCATTGAATATGTTGCCCTTGGTTTGGCTTCCGAATGTGGTGAACTTTGTGGAAAAATTAAGAAGATGTTAAGAGATGACAATTGTATAATAACCAACAAAAAGAAAGAAGAACTCATTGGGGAAGCAGGCGACTGTCTATTTTATCTTAGTAGAATTTGTCAAGAAACCGGAATATCATTACAACAAGCAATGGAGGACAACATAAAGAAATTAGAAGATCGTAAAGAGCGCGGTGTTCTTGGTGGTAGTGGAGACAATCGATGACAGAAATGGTTAAAGCCGGACCTTGTGCTAAACAAGTGGTTGTTGCCACCATTATAACACCAGACGGATCTTATTTTGTATCGACGAATTATTGTATATTAGCGCAAGAAACTTGTCCTCGTGTTGGAATGAAAACCGGGGAAGGATATGAGCTTTGTAAATCAATTTGTGACCAACCGGCTCATGCCGAAATAAATGTATTACAAGCTGCTGGCAACAAAGCAAAGGGTGGTAAATTGTATATCTTTGGACATACTTATGCGTGCGATTCGTGTAAACAAGCAGCAAAAGAAGCTGGTATCGTCGAAATTATTATTGGTAATTCACCACCAATAACATCTTAGTTTTTGTGTGCTAGGCTTTTTAATAGAAAGAGGAGAATAATAAGTGAAAGTAAGACTGAAGAAACCAATTACTGTTTATAATCCAACAGATTTTATGCCACATGTTGTAGGTTCTGTCGGTGAAGAATATGAAGTTGAAGAAGTAAGTAAAATTTTGGAAATAGATGGTTCTAAAGTGACACTATTCGTCATGAAATTTGACACATTATTTGGTGCTCCTGTCGAAAAAGGGAAAGGTATCCCATTTCGGTCCAAAGAAAGTCTTTTTGAGTGTTGTGAAGAGATAAAAGAAGGGAAGTAATAAAATGGCAAAAGAAGAACAAAAAACAGGTGGCGATGATGAAATTAAAGATACAACAGACGCAATTAAAGAACTTGTTACTCGTTGTATAGAAATTGATGATTCCATTACCAATCTACGTGAAGAAAAGAACGACATGAGGAAGGAATATTCCAAAAAGTATGGTCTTAATTTGAAAGCGATTTCTGTTGCTGTGTCTGCTGTAAAGAAAGATGTTACTGGCGAAGAATTGTCTAATATCATTGAGGCAATAGAACCAATAATGAAACATTAAACCAGATGAATATAATAGATAATCTTCTTCCTAAAATGGAAGAACGAATAAATAAACTAAAAGCAGATAACGCTAAAATAATTGATAACATATTTTCAAAATGCGTATTAACAGAGGTCATTTTTAATTCTTATAAAGAAAATTTTGAGAGCCTTTCAGAAGAATTAGATAGGGTATTGGAGCGTGACAATGGATCGTCCCCATATTCCCGATATAAAGCATTTCTTATGAAGGAAATAGCGCACGCCGAGGACTTTCAATTAGAACTAAAACAACAATTAATTAAGGAACTCGACATGGAGAGATCTTTGAGCAGAGATACAAAAGAAGATAAAGAATTTCCGATATTGGCAATGGTCGAAGAATCAGTTGTTCAAGCACAGAAATTTTTGAAAGAGTTAAAATAAAACATGCGACATACGATGAATTTACCAGAAAAGAATCTACAAATTCTTGCCAAGCCTCTTTTCCGAACTTGGTGGGATGTCATTGAAACATATCGTCGTCCAAATTATAAAATGCTTGGATTTAAAGATGTGGCGCGATTGGTAAAATTGATTTTTAGAAAACCAATGACAATAAAAGAATTAGATAAAATTTTTTCATTTCCATACAACGAATATGGCGACAGGCAAATACGTCTCACACTCGCCACATTGATAACAACAGGTGTGGTAGAAGCAACTCGACGATTAAAATATTGTAATGGTCGACCTCCATATCAATATGAGTCGAAATATAAAACAATAACCGAGGCTGAATCAAACTCTTTTTGGAAAGTGACAACAAAGAAATGACAAGGAACTGGGCTTCTTTCTGGTCAGATTCGAACAATGATACCGAAATTAAAAGGTTGGCAGAAATTTTTGATTATTTGCCGGAATGGGTCGGCAGATCGATCCTTAATCAAATTGATGCGAGGAAAGATCATTTAATTGCGGAGTTTGGGTGCGGTAATGGTGCTTTACTTTCTTTTATTGAGGGTAAAGATTCTAAAGAAGGTCGCACCGTTGGTATAGATTTTTCAAAGAGGTGTATAGACAATAATTTATCGTCAAAAAATTCCCTACTTCTCAATGATGACGTTTGTAATGTGGAACTCAAAAGTGAATCTGTCGATAGATCTTTTTGTTATTCATTATTCAATTATCTAACCATCGATGAAGCGACTGCGGCACTTAAAGAAATGTTGAGAGTTACAAAGGTTGGCGGCTTTGTTCTTGTGGGTAATGTGATCAGGCGTGAATTTGCCGATGTAATGGACATGAAACTCAATGGAATTCGCTGCCCACAGTTTGACATGGATTTTAATAATAACATTCTATCGAACATGGCAGAAGAAGCTACATCGGATAAATCAAAACATATTGTTTATGACAATGATGTTCTTGGCTATGAGAATAGTAAACTGACTTCGAATCTTTTAATTTGGAAATTGTGAGGAAACACAAAAATGAAAATTGACGATCTAAGTAAGACTTTAAAATTACTCATCGAAAAAGATCCGGCGCGAATGATTGTTGCCGAGTTTATTTTTGACGCAACATCACCATTACTTGAAAATAATCTTAATCTTACATATAATCATTTTACCAAATGGAATGTTACAGTAGATTCCACGATAAGAAGCAACACAGAATATCGTGTTTTGTGTGGGAGCATACAAGCAAAAATCTGTAGTAATATAATTGAAGATTGCCTAGCCCTTAAATCAATTTTATTGAAATAGGATAAAATAGCAACAAATGTATCCAAAAGAAATAACTACGGAACAGGAATTTTTAGGACTTAATTATTGTATTCGGGAGATAGCGAAAGAATTGCTTCGTCAGACGGAACATGTGATAAAGCTTCACGAGAGCAGGGACAATACCTATCATGGTCCCGATACCATTGAAAAATGTATGCGTAATTGGGTTAAAAGCTCCATTATGAAATCGGCAATGGAAATTGTTTTGTCAACACAAAATTTTGTTCGTGAGCATCTGAGCGATCACATAGACATTTATACCCAAACATATGATAGTGAAGAAAAGAAACTTTACCGACCAAAAAGAATAAAGAAAATTAGAAAGGATTAAACATGTCTAGCAATTTAATGAAACACGCAGTTCGTGAAATGAAATTGGCCGGATTACACAAGAAAAATTCAAATTATGACGGAGATATTTATAAATGTGTTTTAGACCTTGTTAAAGCACATGCCGAACATGACCATAGTGGTGGGAGTCATGATTTAACTTTGTCTGTGTTTAATAGAGTAATTAATTTTCAAAATTTGTCGCCACTTACAAATAATCCAAAAGAATGGATGAATGTCGGTGAAAAGATGTGGCAATCGACCCGATGTTCAGATGCGTTTAGTGAAGATAGTGGGCAAACGTGGTATTCGGTAGATGATAAAAAACGAAAGACCCATAAATCGGTAGATTTCGGGGAATAATAGGAATAATGTGGTGGCCGTTTAAGAAGAAGCCAATCACAAAAATAGAAAAGAAAGAAGAGGAGAGTGAAGGGATGACAACGCAAACCGTAGAGCAACAGGTAAAATCATTGAAAGTGGTAATTAAAGATTTGGAAAAGGACAACCAAAAACTCAATATGGATGTCGGTAATTTGCAGGAGCAAGTTACTAGATTAACAAAAGCTGTTGAATTTCTTAGGGATGCTATGCCATCATTGACACCGAATAGACCGGCACCAACGACTCGGCGGTAAATCGCCATGATTGTTAAGTGTCTTGATTGCGCCATTGTATATGAACGGAAGTCCGATAGTGAAAAATGTTGTGATAAGTGTGTCTGTTTGATAGAATGTCCAAATTGTGGTTGTAAAAATTTTGAGAAGATAAATAAAACCGAAGCAAAAGAACCGGCAACTAAGAAACAGATATTACATGATTAGGAGATAGAAGTGTCAACTAAAGAAACAATTAAATTGTGTGACATGGCCCAAAAGATATATAATACAGTTAATGGTGGGTTGGAAAATAAATCATTAGAAGAGCAAGTATATCTGTGGTTTTGGATGAACGAACAATGTCGTCATGTTGAAGATGTGGACATTATGACTAGCGATCTAAACAAGCTAGACAAAATAATAAATGATCCGGGTAGACGGGTCATTGATGTTGAAACAGCCAAAGCCATGAGGCAGTTTTTATCAGAGGAATTAAAACGACATAAAGATGAATTAGAAAACATTAGTAGGAGAATGCTAAATTTTAATCTTGTGTCATCGATTCCTGCGATAAGAGTCGAAGTAGAATGACAGACGGAAAATGTTGGAATTTGAAAAGCCCCGTATTAATGTTTATTCAGCCTGCGATAAAGAGGGACATCCGATAGGCGGAAAATGTATATTATGTAATTGTTCTCCGACCGATATGCGGATTGAAGGTGAAGTTAACGGATTTCTACATACAAATTGTTGGTACTTCGTGAGACAATATTCGCAAAATTTACAATACACATTTGGCGAGGCACTAGAACAAATAAGAAATAGATTATTTAGAGAAGAACAAAAGAAGGAAGAAACAACAACGAAGGGGGCAACGGAAATGGTTGGTGGATGTTAATATGGCGTTTGATACCGATTTCTTTTTTACGCCGGGAAAACTCTCAATAGTGGCTGATGGAACATATGGATCATCGGGGAAGGGGTCGCTTGCGTCATTTTTAACAGAACATGCTGATTATCAATTTGCTTGTAACACTTTTTCCGCCCAAGCAGGACACTGGGTGAGACTCGACCCGACAGAGCCAAATAAGCCGGGACGAACTTATTTTTACCAATCACTTAATAGTTGTGCCTATCAAAAGGACAAATATGAGAAATTGTATATTGGTCCAGACGCAGCTATCGAATTTCCAGCACTTATGCGCGAAATAGAGGAGAATAACATCCCAGTCAAAAAATTGGGAATCCATCCTCTCTGCACAATCTTGCAGGACAAGGACAGCGCCTACGAGAGAGGAGAAGTAGATTATGAAGGGAATCCGCTGTCAAATCGTGGTGATGGCACAATGAAATTCGGGTCAACAGCGCACGGAGTTGCTCCTTGTAGAACCAGAAAAATGCTGCGAAGGCAAGATACCATTCTGGCCAAAGATTTTGTTGCTCTTGAAGAAATGATTTGTGATGTTGAGCGGGAAATAATGGATCGACTCGACAAGGGTCAAAAGGGTCTTCTTGAAATTGCTCAAGGATTTCCGCTTAGCTTAAATTACAAGTTTTATCCAGCCACAACATCAAGAAATGTTACCGTATCGGCAGCCCTCGACGGAATGATGCTACCACCAATTTATGCTGGAAATGTAATGTTGAACTTCAGAACTTTTCCAATTCGCATAGCCAATGATAAATATATTGGTGACGATGGTAAATTTTTAACCTGGGCCGAAATTCAACAATACGACAAAGAGGATAAAAAATATCAAATTTACAAAGGAACTTCTGGCGGTTGGTATGATGATCAAGAAGAAACGACTTGGGAAGAAATAACAAAAAGCAGCGGCGCAGTAGAAAAAATCCAAGAATTGACGAGCGTAACTAAGATGCCCCGTCGCGTAGCAACCTGGAGCAAACAATGTTTGATTGATGCCGTTAAATATAATAGAACACACGGAAGGATGTTTATAAGTATCAATTTTTTAAACTATGTCCAAAATGACATTCTTGGTTATCGAGGTGACAGTATCAAAGAATTCCCAAAATGTATTGAGTGGATTAATAAAAATTTGTGTGATCTGGATAAATTGAGTGCTGAACTTAAAATATTAGGCACTGGACCTAAAACAGACGATAAGATTCTTTTTTAATTCATAATTAATTTATGACTTCTTCTCCTTCTTATCGTGGTCACGATTATCCCGTAGATTTATCTTTTCTTAGTTCATCCGCCGAGCAATCGGCAATTCTTGAAAGTTATTTAAGATCATGCGAGGATCCCGGAGAGAAAATAAATTATTCCGATTGGTCTAATTTCAATACATTCTCCTCGTGCTACAACAGATACAATATTTTCTTGTGGCGATTATTTAACGAGTATGATAGGACTTGGAGTTGGGATGAGTATTTGAATTGGTGGGACAAACTCAATGGTTATGAGAAATATGCTTTTAAACAATACCCATCATATACTGGGCATTTTTATAATAGTGGATCAAATTCCTATGTAGTTGGAGTTGATTATGAAAACAAAATGTCTCTCACTTCCTCTGATAATGCTCTGTCCATAGAATTCTGCTGCCAATTAACTTCATCTTATGCTCCTGGCTTTCCAGATCAATATATGGTTAAGCGGGGCAGAAATATCGATCAGGCGTATTATGAAGTTTTCTTATCGGCTTCGGATCATGTCCTTTGTTCTCTTTCGTCAAGCGAGATGATTTTCAGAGTTCAATCGGGTTCTGTTGTTTTTTCCGCGTCTTGCCCATTTTCGAGTTCTTACTACAATGTCGGACATCATTTTGCTTTTTGTTACTCTTCTGCTGGTGCCGAAACGAGGGCCTATGTCGATGGCACTCTCGCTCTTGTAACTTCTTCGAGTCCAATCGGTTCTCTTGTTCTACAGACTGGATCGTCCGGTTATAGTCCGTCAGTTTATATTGGCACGCGTTGTCCTGAGCCTCCTCCTGGCCCGGCAATTGGAGAATATCTTGAGGGATCGGTTGATGAATTAAGGATTTGGAACTCTTACAGAACGGCAGATCAAATTGCCGAATACTATAATCGACACATTCATTGGGAGCCAGAACTTATTCTTTATGCTAAATTTAATGAGCCGCACTACATAACAGCCGATGGATCACCATATAATGTCGTCTATGATTATGCTAAGAAACCCATAGACCTTCGCATCCAAAATTACAGTATTGTAAACAAGGTATCTGGTTCATTGGTGATGGCCGATGGCTATGATCATTATGATCCGATCATTCTCGAAGATTACCCAGATGTTATAACCCATATTAATGAGGTATGGGCGTCAGCGAAAGAGTTTGATGCCACAAACAGGTATCTTATCACAAATTTAATTCCGCAATCCTATATCGACGAAGAGGAAATTGCCAAGTCGTATAATTTGACCAATCTTCTTTATGTTTTTGCTCGTCAACTCGATGAAATGAAGGTTCATATTCAGGAAATTGGAAATTTTAATAATGCTGAATTTGTTCCATATAAACTTCTTCAAACGGCAATTAAGCTATATGGTTTTGAATCATTCGACAATTTCCCGATGGCCACGATTGGTGATTATTTAACTCGACATTCAGCAAGCAACGACATAATATATTCTGTAAGAGAAGTAAACGATATTTTCTGGAGAAATCTATTATCAAATATTTCTTATATTTACAAAACCAAAGGAACAAAAGAATCGATTAATTCCTTCCTTCATTGTGTTGGGCTTAATGAGGAAATAGTTTCAATAAAAGATTATGACTCGACATATTCTTATCCGATTACAAGTTCATATGTAAACAAGACAAGATATTCCAAAGTCCTTAATTTTGGCGGAAGACCAGATAATGAGGACATAGAGGGAACAAATATATACTCGACGGCATCTTATTTCGCCATTTCCGCATCACAATTGTCGTATACAGCCCAACCAATATATATAAACATAGAACAATTAATATCATTTAAACCATATATGTATTATGAGTCCGGAACTTTTTATGAAAAAATTGTAACGAGTCAGCCGAATATAGAAACCGGGTCGTTGTGGGGAATAAAATCGAACATTGTGGGCGGCTACAGTGAGTATTGTTTGTTGTTCGTGCGCGATATCACATCATCGTTTGGTCAAATAGTATTAAGGACAAGTTCTTCCATTGATGGTGATATATATAATTTGACCACTCCAATGCTGGACATTTTTAATGGTGATTATTATAATGTAGTGTGGAGGATGGATTTAAGTCCGATTATTCCCACGCACAATGTCGATATAAGGAAACTCGGTAGTGATGGGGAACCGGAGTTGATTTATTCGGGATCTACAGCATTTGAACCCACATTTAACGATCCCGCTATTTACATTGGTGCTTTTACAGGTAGTAGTGTCTCGACATATAGAAACACCGAAACTACACAAACAGAAGTAAGATTGTGTAACTACCCTTTGTTGGATGAGGATCTTGATGCCCACTGCAAAAATTATACGTCCGTGGGAATGAGAGATCCGGAAAGTCAATATGTGAGTTTATTTTGCCACTGGATCTTAGATGATGGGATACAATCAACAGCGGCAGGAACAATTGATGGCATAACAAATTATAGTTCATATAAATCATCATTGGATGTAACTGGGTCGTTATTTGCTCCGTCAACTACCGGCAATTTCTATTATCATCTTTTTGAATATAATCACCTGTGTCCGGATGTTTCCCTTAAATATAACACGAACGAAATAATCTATGGGGATCACGACAAAATAAATACTGATTTTGATCGGGTGGATATGTTATCGGTTGAATATAATGCGATAGATGCTTTAAATGAGGATCAGACAAGATTGTTTAGCAATATGAATAAAATGAGCAATTTAATTGGTGTTCCAATTCTTGCCCACCACAACAATTATGACTTAAAAGGCATAAACGATGCTTATTTTACAAGATTATCTGGAAGCGTGTCATTTGTGAATTATTTCAACAACATCGCTGGGGTCGACAAGTTTTATATGAGAATAATTGAGAAATTGATACCGGCAAGGTCCTATTTTATTGGCGAAGAGAAAATAATAGAGAGCCACATGTTGGAAAGAAATAAGGAAGTGACAAATCTTTCAAAAGAAACAACGGTATATAGAGACCTGGGGGCAAGCTTGATGAGCAGGCCGGTAATGAGAACAATGGGCAGTAGATAAATTAACAAACAATTTCTTGTTTTCAATTTAAAATTAACATATAAAGGAAAACAAATAAAAATGGAAAATGAAAAAAGAAAAAATCTGCCAATTTTGTCGGTGGACGCAGACGGATGCCTCAGGAATTTTATATCCTCTATTATCACAACTTTTCGTAAGCATATTCCCAATGTAAAAATTGATGTGTTGAACAATGAAAGAACAAATACTCAGGATTTCGCATTTTATAACATCACCAAGTCATTTCCAAAGATGTCTCCTGATGATGTGAATCGTTTTTGGATTTATGATCATCACGCCGATGTAATGTTAAAAGCTCCTGCTTATGAGTATGCTACCGAGGCAATAAATAGATTAAGGGCAATTGGATATCCCATCTGGATTGTAACTGATCAGGCGACCGAGGATCTGTTACGAGACACTGTTAAGTGGTTGAAAATTCACAAGATTAGATATGAAAAATTATACTGCACCGCTGAAAAAGAAAAAATTGATTGCCAAATTTATATTGAGGACAAACCATCTACGATTGAAAACATAATAAGGGCTGGCAAAAAGGTAATTGTTTTTGATCACATTTATAATCGTGATTTGCCAAAAGACATAAAAAATAAGGTTGTTCGTGTAAAAAATTGGCGTGAAATTGTTGATATTCTTGAAGATCTTGCTGGAATGAGAAGATCGGCAAAAATTTCGGCTACTCATCCATTACAAAAATAACAAATACATGATTGATTTAAATCAAAAAATAATTCTGTTATCGACCAAAATAAGAGGTCTCATAAATGAATTTTCACGGGAGAATTTTCCACAATTATTCAATATAAGCCCAAAAGAATTAACTGAAAAACCAGAACTTATGAATGCTCTGTGTGACTCGGTAGAAATGACTATTTGCGCAATTGCTGTTGAAATGGGTTTCACTCGAAGAATGCTCGTTGCGCTACCAAGTAAAGAGATTGATGAAATGATTGAACATTATGAAAAGGTTGGTGCGGGAGCCTATGAAGAATTACTAAAAAAGAAATTTATCGATGCTGCGGAGGAATCGGCGGAAATAATAGATATCGACAAAAAGAATGAGTTGAATTAATGTTTTGGATTGTTCTATCAATTATTTTTTTCTTGTTGCTTGGTGCGAGCATCTTTTTAAATATCAGGCTATATAAAGCGCATGTGAACTTAGTCGGATTTTTTAGTAAAGAATTTAAAATAATAGAACGAGACTATGAATTTTTTGACAAGGTTGCTCATACTAATCTACTTATCGAAGATCCTTTGATACGCAGCAACCACAAGCGTATTCAAGCAACGAGAGATCGTTATAGAGAATATGTTGAAGGCGGGAATTTTCCGAAGTCAGATGAAGAGTAGGAAATCCGATCAAGTCTTTGGAAGAAGTCCTTCCTGTCGCAGCATTTCTCGTTGATGGCGATGAATCTCCCACTCTTCGGCTTCTCTTGATACTTTTAGACAATCTGCCGTGCTGAGTCCTTCTGCCCTTGCCTTGTCATAAGCAATTTCACCAGGAGTTGGCGGATTTGTTCGAATGCCCTGGAGATAGGCGTGGACATTCATCGTATACCCCATGGCATTGAGTAAGAATGGACGAATCTTTTCGATATCTGCCTCCTGGTATGCCTGTGCTCTTTTGAGCATCTTCACAAGGGCTTCCGCATCAGCAATCGCGAATTGAATCCGGTCCTTCTCTTCTTGTGTAAGTTTCATCTTTTTAACCTTCCCTTTGCAGGATTTCCTCGGTGGTCATCGGTGTTTCAGGTCGGAAAGAACAGATTGCGTTTCTCAGTTGATCTGCCCAATCCGGTGCGCATGTCGCCAGGAATTCCTCGTCGATCACCTTCGTTCCATCACCTGTCTCCAGAATGAATCGATTTCCTTGTGACCATCCCGCCGATTGCTTTTCGAGGATCAGGCCGTCAACAATTTTCCGATTCTTAACACACGCGGCGAATGCGTCGATGGCTTCGCGTGGATTTCGGTCCCCGATGCCCACCATTACTGCGTAACAGCGAATAGCCGTAGACCTCGGGAGTGAATTTTGGAGCGCAAGGCAAGTGAGAATTTCGTGATAATTCGCCATTTTCTTCCCCTAACTCACCATGTCGCTGAAGCTCCCTTCGTCATCGTCCAGCCCCGCCTCGGCGCACAGGCACGCCTCGGCCTGCTTCGTCGTCTTGCTCGTCATCGTCTTTCCTCCACCTCGTAACCCTATTAAATCATAATTAGTGGGCTTTTGTCAATCACAAACACATCCCAGGTAACATGTAATTTTTCATGTAGTATAATGTAAGATATGAACAAAACCGGAACTTATTTAATTCGCAACTCAATAAACAACAAAGTTTATATTGGGTCTGCCGTGAATAAGAACCCAAATTATGGAAAGCAAACCTGGAATAGTAAGTTAAAAGGAGCACGTCAAGAATTGGTGTGTCTTCTTTTTAACAGAACAACACTAAAGGATACCAATGTGGTTTAAAAAGAAAGCATCGTCCTCCACTATTAAATACAAGAAAAGGATTGCCAAAAAAAGAACTCCTGAACAGAAAAAACGAGCAAAGGAAAAAGAATATAAAAAGAGGAAACACTTCTGTACTACGAAAAGCGGAAAAAGAATCCCTTACTTCAACAAAGATACTGGTATATCAATATCCAAATTTATCTGTTGTAAAGATCCAACAGAAAAAAGTAAAATTTTTGAAGAAGAACTTAAAAAACCATTTATGACCCTCGCGAGTAACCTCATCTTTGTGTATAAAGCGAGTGAACTTGACGACATCACGAATTTAAGGGATGATTGTGTTCGGTTTATGTATATGAAGATGGAAACATATGATCCTAAAAGACCAGAGAAAGCTTTCTCTTATTTCAACATCGTGGCAAGAAATTGGTTGTTCCAACAGCATAATTTGTTCAAGAGATCCGAAAAAAGATTCTCCTCTATAGACGAGACACAGACAAACAATTATTTAAGAGAGAAATCAAAATCAAATTATGATGAGGACGCGCACGCATTTTTTGATAAGGATTTTATTTTATTTTTATCGGAGAATTTTGATGTTATTAAAGATTATTGTGTAGAAAGAGATGCGAAAGTTCTTGGTGGTATTGTTTATCTCCTTCAACACATAGAAGACATAGATATATACAATAGAAAAGCAGCCCTTCTTTATCTCCGTGACATGCTTAATATGACACCAAAACAAATATCATTATCACTCGGAAGACTAAAAAAAATATATTTCGAACTAAAAAAGAAATGGGTAAAAGAAAATTCATAAAGATAATTAAATTAGAGGTGTCCATAAGATGGCTAAGAAAGACTTCGAACAAATAGAAGAGAAAATTTTACATGATAGACAATATTTGCTTGATTTATTGAAAAAAGTTGTCATTGCGGATAATTCTGATTTCTCAATTGTCGGTGGAACAATAAGTAAAATTTCCGAGACGTTAGCTAGGTTAAACGAACAATTGTTCAATTTGGAAAAGTCTCGTTTGGCCACCAAGAAATCAGACAATAGTTCAATTGATAACGATTATAAAGAATTGGCAGATAGCGTTCCTACCCAATTTTCTGATCGAACTCAATCACCCTATCGCAATTTGGAGGAAGGGTCTTCGAGGAGTAGCACATAGCTAATGCGAAACGAGAAGATTAAACGGGAGATTAGAGTGGCCAAGATGTCACCGCAAGGTGGCGTCGTTCGAAGGCAACTGAACGGTCTGGGTGTGGCAGCCCGGAGGATGTCGCCATGGGATTTAAGAAAGGATCACTAGTTAAGCATCCAAAATATGGATTGGCATATGTTGGTGGGCATTGTGGAGGAAGAATAACCATATGTGATTTAACTAATGGTAAAAGAGTAAATCACCATATCAAAAATAGCGATTGTAAATTTTTGACTTATTCTAGTTGGAGAACATATTGTGCCAATTAATACCGCGAGAAACCCATTCACGATTTTTCAGCGAAGTATGAAAGATTCAATGAATACCAAGGAGGAATATGTCCTCTATAGGGCTGTTGTCAAGGAAGTTGATTTGGTGGGTGGATTGTATAATAATGGTGCGAGTCCAATAAATTCAATTAAGGGTATTGTTTATAAACCACATGTGGACTCCAATGATTCTTCATTTACAATTCTATGGCCGATAGATGATTATGATTCAAAGCCAATTGCTCCGATGGAACATGTTTTCGCAATTTTTGAAAAATCTTCTCTCGATTATGGATTTTATTTTGGGCGGATTCCGAATAAAGATAAAAGCTATGTAAGTGCCGATGAGGATCTTATCCAAAATATGTCTGATATGTCTGCGGCGGAAGCGTTTGGGGTTAGCGAGAACCAACAGCCGATAACAATTAATGACATCGTGACATCCCAAGAGGATTTACAAAGCATCATTGACAAATATAAATCGAGTCTCAAAAAAAGAATCGCGTTTGAAAAAAGAGTTCAAGATCATTTGTTGTCATGTAAGAACACTGGAAGAATTGTGATCGGTGGTGATAGAAGAGACACACCAGCGAGTGGATATGAAGATGGAGAAGCAATTGATTGTGTCGTCGGTGTAAAAAAAGAAAATGGAGATCCGGACTTTGAAAATGACTCCTCAAGGACATATTTATCATCAAAGAGCAATCCAATTGATGGGCTTGGGAATCAAGATAAAGAAGCCCTTTGGTATGTAAAAAGCGACAACGATGCTCTTATCGCAAGGAAAGATATTCTCATTGAATCAAAAGATGGTGGCTCAAAAATCAAATTTAATAGGGATGGTTCAATAGAGATTTTTGGGAAAATAAAAGTTACAGTTAAAGCGACGGATGGCGAGACAACTATTGGCGGAGACACGGGAAATAAAATAGTGACAACAACTAACATCAACATACCACAATTGCTTACCGAGGCCGCAAGTTTCTTAAACGGTATTACTTTTTCCGATATCGTAATTGGTGCCGCACCCACTTCTCTAACGGCAATCCAAAATGCTGCTGGTCGCCTACAAACAATTGCTGCGGCCTTAGTTGTAGCACAAAAATCAAACGCACAATAAAATTCGCCCAGTTAAATAATTAAAATAAGGAAATGTCTAGCAATCAATACAACATTGCTCGTCCTTTGTCCATTTCAGACGAAGGTATAGCTTTCGAGTCTGATCCTGATGTTCCGGCGGTTGTTAAGCAAAATTTTAAAAACTTATTATTAACCAAAAAACAGGAACGCTTCTTCAGGCGATCTTATGGATGTGATCTTCTCAACTTATTGTTTGAACCAAAAACTGATGCTCTTAAAAGATCAATTGCCGAAGAAATTGTCAAAGCAACAAATATTTGGTTGAAATTTATTAAGATAGACAAAATTTATGTTATTTATAGTGAAGATCAAATTCCGAGTGATTTGCCGGAAACGGTTCAAGAACCAAACGAAACAGAAGTTCTCGTAATCATAAAATATTCATTTACTGCCGGGGTGGATAAGATATTGGATACCCTTTCGCTAACTGTGACTACATACGGAGAACAATGATGGTAAGTGGTAATAAACAGATATCATATTTGGGACAAGATTTCGCTTCATTTAATGATGGGTTCTTAAACTTTATGCGCTCGTATTATCCTCAGTCATATTCCGACTTCAGTGCTGGTTCAAGTGGCATGATGCTTACCGATTTATTAGCTGCGTCGGGGGATATGTTATCTTTCTATTTAAGTCGTGTGTTTAATGAGTTGGATCCTGATCGTGCTGTTCAAAAAGAATCCGTTTATCGTATGGCGAGAATTCTTGGGTATAAACCACCGCTTAAGGCAGCATCCCTTGTGGATCAAACTTTTTATGTTAATGTCCCGGCAATATACACAACCGGCATTCCTCTTCCGGATTATCGATATGCTTTTCTCCTAAAAAGAGGATCAAGAATTCTCGCAAACAATGGGACGAAATTTGAAACTTTGTATGACCTTGATTTCTCTGCGGCAACTGGTTCTGATTCTTATCGACCGTCACTTGTAAACACGGCTACGGGAATGGTTGAATATTTCGCATTACAGAGATCAGTTCTTGCCTTATCGGCGGAAACGAAGAAAAAGACCTTTAATATCAATGATTTCGTAAGATATAGAAAATTGACCGTTGATGATGCCGATTGTATCGATATTTTTGACACAATTGACACGAGCGGGAATCGATGGTATCAAGTTGACCATTTACCACAAGATACCGTTTTTGAAGCTTCTGTGAATACAAATTATGATAGTTCTCTTGTTCCATATGTTCTTAAACTTAAAAGAGTTCCGCGAAGATTCGTGACTGAGTTTGATTATAATACTGGTTATATCTCGCTTAACTTTGGTTCCGGCAAAGAAGATACAAATGATGACACAATTGTCCCAAATACCTCGGAAATGTCAATTCCACTTTATGGAAAACCTTATTTCACTGGATTTTCAATCGACCCGCAACGACTAATTAATTCAAAGACTCTCGGGCTCGCCCCATACAATACTGTTCTCGATGTCTTTTATCGTGCCGGTGGCGGGGCGTCAAGCGTCGTTCCATCAAATACAATTAAAAAAGTTGATAATGCTCTAATAGAATTCAGGTATTCTGGTCTTAATGATGCCATAAAGTCAACAGTTATCAATTCGTTACAAACAAACAATGATCAACCATCTCAGGGCGGGAGAGATGAACAAACACTATTTGAGATAAAACAATACGCCAAAGCAAATTTCGCGGCCCAAGATAGATGTGTAACGGCGGATGATTACATTGCCCGAATTTTCTCAATGCCCAGTATTATGGGTTCAATTTGTAAGGCGCAAATAAAGAAGAATTGTAGATCGTCAAACATTATTGATATGAGTGTTCTTGCCTACGATGAAAATAAAAACTATGCTGAACCAACAGATACTCTTAAACAAAATATGAAAGTTTATTTAAAGAAATATGCGATGTTAACTGATACGGTTTATTTATCAACATCAAACGTTATCAATTTTACAATGTCATTTAAGGTTGTGGCGCAACCAAACGCCAATAGAAATTCAGTATTGGCCCTGTGTTTAAATTTCATTACTGGATACTTTGATAGAAGTGTTAGAGGGATCGGAGAGCCGATCAAGAAATCTGAAGTAGTAAAAGGTCTTCAAGGTCTTGATGGTGTTTATTCAGTTGGGTCGATAACTTATTCGTTTACGGATTCTTCAATAATAGACTCAGAGGATTCTGGCTTGATTTCGTGTCCCGACGGATCGATATTCCAATTGGCTGACCCGCTGCGAAATATATCCGGCGTCATACTTTAGGATATCCTTCTTAGATAATTAATTTATGATCATACGCATACCCGCCTCAAAAGATACTTTTATAATTAACGATTTCGCAAATAACCATCGTTCTCAATCTCTTTCTTTTAACAATGGCGCGTCTCCAACACTTGATATCTTTAAGAGCCTTGACACAACTTCTGGTTCTCTTATGGGCGGAGATTCATATGGTCGTTCTTTACTTTATTTTGACACCTCGTCTTTTGACACTATCGCCAACTACTATGGATTGTCCACGAGTTCAATTTCTTGTTCACTTCACCTTTACAACATTGTCCATGGTGATACTGTTCCAACATCTTATTATCTTGTGGCCCATCCGATGTCTCGAAGTTTTGATGAGGGTGTGGGAATAGATTCTTGGGATTATGGTTATTGTAATTGGCTATCCGCTTCTTCAACTGTAATTTGGACAACTACCGGTTCTGATTATGTTGGCTCCGTTGGTTGTTCGTTTAGTTTTGATTCTGGTGTTGAGGATCTTTGTGGTGACATAACTTCGATTTGGAATTATTGGAAAAATTCAGGATCTTATGGGCTTATTGTGAAATTAACTGATACCGAGGAACAAAATAATATTGACTACTATGTAAAGAGGTTTTACTCGCGACACTCGACAGATCGAAACAAGTGGCCATGGATTGAAATAAAAATCCCAGATACCATAAGAGATCGAAGGGGATATACGATAGTTGGTCGCAGCGGGTCAATTTATTTTTATAACCTTTATGATGGTAGTTTTGAAGATATCCCCGCTGTTGGCACTGGCTCAATGAATATTACTCTTTATGATAATGTAAGCCCAGCATCTTGCTCTTTTTCAGCGTCGTTTACTTCGTCATGGGTAAATACTGGTGTCTACGCTTCGACAATTTACATTCCGTCTTACTCGGGAAGTATTCTTTACGATGTGTGGTCTTCAGGGTCAATAAACTATATGACCGGTTCTGTCGTTATTTATCAACACACGGGATCACAAACGGCGCAGCAAGAAAAATTGCTTATCACAATTGACAACCTTGAAAGTGAATACAAAATTGATGAATGTGTTCGATTCAATGTTTACGCAAGGGATTTTCCGACAGAAATGAATATTTGGACAATTCCAACATATGCTGTTCCTATAAGAATATTCGATAATGCCTTTTATGAAATTTACGACTATGTTAACGATATAACGGTGATTTCGGCTTCCGATTATACGAAACTTAGCTATGATTCTCAAGGCATGTTTTTCCAGTTTCCTATGTCGTCATTAAGCCAGCTAGAATATTATGAAATTATTCTGAAGATTAGAAGAAATAAAACATACGAAATATTTAGAGACAACTGGAAGTTTCGAGTAATTTAACAATGCCTCGACAAGACCCCCGTTTGACAATTATCTTTAAGAACCATGAAACAATAATTTACCTTGTCGATGGTGAAATTGTTCGACGGGACTTTAATAGAGAATTTACTAGCGGTGGAAATGTTGGTAGATACCCAAATTTTATGCCAGAATCTGATATCTGGGTTGAATCAACACTTAATGATAAAGATAAATTGTTTAATACCGCCCATGAAATTGTTGAGCGGCATCTGATATTGTGGAATAACCTTGAATACAACAAAGCGCACTTAAAATCATCGAAATTTGAGGCCGCAATTCGAAGAACTAGCACATCAATTGAAGACCCAATAAAACTTGCCGTTGATATAACAAATCTTTGTAAAATAAATTGGTGGTTAAGGAACCAACATGGTCATTTGTGGCCGATGTTTATCTGCTGTGAAAGTGGTGGGCGAAAAGTTGATCTTGAACAATTTGCAAATAGATGTGTGGGAAAATGTGCGGAATCAAAAATATACTGTCCAATATGTGGTAAGGTGATGCGTCACTTAAAAAATGGCGTGGACCATAAATTTCCTGACTTTTTCGACACCCACAAAATATCAACGGATATCAAGGATTGGATTTCAGAGGAAATGGTTGAATGGTTCGAGGATAGGACAAAGCGTCACATTAATCTTGTCCAAAAATACTGTGAGAAAATAGAGAAATATGATCCGGTTAGGTTTGCCGGATTAATAGAGAGAGGAAAAGAGCACGATTTAAGTAAATATGGAGAGATAGAAAAAGACCCTTATATCCTCATTTCATGGAATTATAAAATCAAAAATAGTGGAAAGAAACCCCTCGAAATGCCATTATTTATTAAGAGAAAACTTAACGAAGCGACTGAGCATCATATCAAAACATCCAAGCACCATCCAGAAGCATGGAGCCCAAGAAAGGCCGCTCTTTTAAATACATCTGACAGGGATAAAGCACCCGAAAAAATAATTGACGCAACCAGAATGGATATTTTGAGCGTTGGCGAGTTGTCAGCAGATTGGCTTTCAATGGGGGTCGAATTACATTCGGATGTAGTAAAATGGGCGAAAGATAACATAAATAAACGCTGGAAATTTACAAAAGAACAAGAAGGACTTATCTGGGAATTGATAAGCGTGGGTATCCAATGATTTCTTTGAAAAAGTTAATTTTAGAAACAAAATATAATTTGGGAGGTGTGGCAAGTATTGATATAGATCCCGCAGAAAAGCATAACCTTCCATATGAGTCAATAAAGATATATCGTGGGGAAGCTTTTGATTGGCTAGATGACTTTTTAAAGAGATTTGGTGGATTTCCACAAAAGGGTGATGAAGTTACGGTAAAAATAGATCGTTTAACTTCCTTTTCGACGGAGCAAGATACAGCAAATATTTTCGCATTTCAATATAATGATCGGGATAATGCCTTTCGTGTCGTTTATTCTTTGGTCGCCAAAAGTGATGATATTCACGATCTAAATTTTGATAACGAATACCAAAAATATAAATTTAAGGTTGAACACGAGATTCTTTTGAAACCCGGTAGATATATCGTAAAGATAGAAAAAATTGTTTATCCTTTTTTATCGGATTTGAAAGCTCCGACATGGCTCATTTCGACAGAAGATGCCACAAAAAACATAAAAAGTAAATTGTGGGCGAGAAAAGAACAAGATAAAGAAGAATACGTTCAGTTCCTGATAGCTAATAAAGCTAATTTGCGGGAACAAAAAAATTATGTTAGATATTTCGCTTGGGTCGACCCAAAGGGTAAAATTCATCCATGTCCCACTGGAACTATTCATGATGATTGGGCAATGCGATACTTACAAAATACAGATATTGAAACTTGGACAACCATAAAAGGTAATGTTGGCGAAAGTGATTATAGACAATTTTCTGAGTATTTACTTAAACTTGGGTGGACTCGTCAGAGTGATTGTTCTTTTGAAGTCGACAGAATTACAAAAACAATTGTGTGGAATATCCACGATGCTGCTAAGGAAATTGGCTGTAGAACTGTTTTTGTGAGTTCTTTACAATCCGATTACGATTTTATTGAATTGCCGCTTGATCAATTTGTGGCAGAATATGGTTGAGTTATGATTTTACAAGAGAAGCGTTCTTATAAATTTGATCTCCAACAAAAATTTGATGAGTTCAACCGAGATATTTTTAACGACGAGATAACAATTGCCGTTTCTTTGTCATGGAATTCACAGATGCGGCAGAAACTTGGTGTGACTAGGTATCAATTTGATGCTACCGGATTTTGGAATGTGCGAATTGTAATGTCTTCATTTTTTGATATGACAGATGTCACATTTCGGGAGACGCTCATACACGAGATGGTTCATTGTCTTATGTTACAAAATGGATTGCCAGTGGATCATGGCAAAGAATTTGTCGATAAAATAAATGAAATCAATAGCAAATTTGGCACACATATCACAGTTACGAATGATGAGCCATTAACAACGGAACCAAGATTACAAAAGAAAACGGAAAATATCATAATAAAAAAGAACAAAAGTGGAAAGAAATCGATAGCATTACTTGGTAAGAAGATATTAACATTCATCATGAGCATTGATTGGCAGAAATATGCGAGTGACAGAAATTATCCACCAGAAGCAATTGAATCGATAAAATTGTGTATCACCACTGCCGATCAAACATGGCGATTGGCCCATAGTCTCGCAACCAAAATTCGATTTCAGCAGTTTCCCGACGATCCAAAAATAATAGATGAGATAGAAAACAATTCGCAGTTGGTCCAACAACTCTACCCTTAGTGTGTTAAAATATTTCCTTGACAGAAGAAATCAGAAAAATTGGTCCATCGATACTTGTTACATTTGATGAATGTATGTATCACTATTATCTTACTTATGTAAAGAAATTATCCGTTTTTAAGCAAACAGTTGATACCGCTTTTGGAAATGCTGCCCACGATGCGATTCAATATTCTTTTAAGAAAAGATCATTAGTGCAAGCAGAAAAGATATTTTTTGATCATTTCAACAATCATTTGTTTGGACTTGGTGGTGAAAATAAAATTCAAGAATTGATGAATGATGCTAGGAACATTTTTGATAATATCGATAACATTAACAAAGAGATAAGTCTTCAAGAAATTTCAGATGTCGTTTGCGAAGAAGAAATAAAACAAAAAATAAACGATAATTGGTTATTTAGTGGTCGGCTCGATCTTGTTTTCAACTATAAAAAGAAATGGCGGATTATTGACATAAAGACGGCAAAAGCGACATGGACATTTGATAAACTTCAAAATATCGCGGTAATTTCTCAGCCGTTACTATACAAATATTTTTGGGCGAAAAAACACAATGTAACCGATCTCACAAAAATAACCACTCATTATATGTTTCTCAATAAAAAGGCAAAGGGAGAGAGTGCGGTCAAAATAATCAAAATCCCAAGTGGACCGGAAACAATGAAAAAAGCTCTCGATAACCTCGAAAATACGATGAAACTAATTGAAAAGAAAAAATTCTATAAAAATTATTCGGGATGTAGATTTTGTGAGTTTAAAATGACTAAGGAATGTCCTCTTGACGCGCTACAACGAAATTAGAGATTGTCCACAATAATAGCAGTTTTGTCTTGGAGAGCTTTTTGGAGGATTTTTTGCCAATCGGCAGAATTATAAAGTTCAATCCGATTTCCAAACCCGACAACTACCTCTAGTCCACAGATGGGACATCCGTATTTATCCCCGTTGTAAAGAACAGAATTGTTTGAAACGATGAAATCATTCTTCTGGCAACTCATCTCTTTTTGACATTTCACGCAAATTGGTAGCGGCATTAATAATCCTCTCTGTCGTTATCATCCCCGAAGTAATCGCGTTCTCGTTGGGTTTCTGCTCGTGCTTCCATGGCATCTTCGTATGCCGCCTCATCTTGGCCCTCGGCATCTTCGATTGCTTTGTCCCAAAATTGTTCACAATCAACTTTATCAGTAATGTCTTCGCCGGTGTCGTCCCGAGTCACTGAGATAATATCGAAATCACCCGAATCTCCTGGGTCGCAATCATCGGGATCCATGCGAATTGTTGGCTTTGTCGGCGGCGATACATGAGCCTTGACAGTTACTTCTACATCGGCTTCCGTTTCATTGCCTTCATCGTCAGAAAGATTAACGGTTGCCGAAATTTCAACACTGGTTTGTCCACGATGTTGGCGTAGTGGCATTTCTTTATTTCTCTCCTTTCTTTTGCTTACATGCCGATAATCTTTTCTGCGCAAATTCAAGTTCCTTTTTTAGATCACCAACCTTTCGACCCCAGTAATGGACTGACCAAGCCATGTCTCGTCTTTTACTCTCGGTATTTACGAGAAGCCGTCGTTCTTCATCTTTTTCTTTTTCGGCATTTAGTTCTTCACATCGTTTCTGACATTCTTCTTTTGTTTTGAATAATGAGTCCTTTACATTGACATTATCTCCATAATTGTTAGTGTATCGGAAGTCATCAAATGACAAATCCGCTGTTCGACAAATAAACTCTTGTGGTTCAAAATGGTAATAGTTTCTTTTGATCGTCCCTGTCGGCGGCTCATATCCGAGGGAACAACAAGCACAATTTATCGAAACCTTTTCTCCATTCCCCTGAATGAGTGTGAGAGCTTTATCGCCATTACATTCAGGACATGTAATCCATTCTTCGTGATGTCCACGACCGACCCACCAGACCTGTTCACCGATGTCAAAAGGAATTTGAATGGAACCCATTTTACACCCAATTCTTGTTTGGCTCATCACCAAGCAAATTGTCGAGAACCAGTTTGCACCAGTCCTTTGCAGCAATCCTACCACAATCAGGAATGCTTTTGTGATTTGTTTTCAGATCACCCTTCAATGTGGCGCGGAGCTTCTTAAGTTTGCCCGCATCATTTATGATCTTCAACACGGAACGATTGTATTCGCGGGCATTGTCAGTATTCGGGAAGCAATCGGGAAGTGCGGCAACTGCTACCCGTGGATCGTCAGGACCCATCATCACAAAGCCAGCAACCCATCCTGGCTTGTTAATGGACGATGCGAAATCCCTCAACCATTCTTGCTGCATTTCGGTCAACATCATGGTTATAGAATATCATATTTAGGGTATTTTTGTCAAGTATATATGGATGGGTAATTGACAGACGGGCCGTCAAGCTGTATAATTAAAACAAGATGATTAAGTTTATGGATCTATTAAAAGAAGATATTTCCGATCAATATCCTCTCTACATTAGCGAACGAAACAAAAAGTGGATTGATCTGCTTCGTAATGCTGTTGAAAAGAAATTTATTTGGAACGTCGATTTTAAAGAAGCGAATTTTGCCCTTAGTAGAAATTTTGATGATATTGGACGATGGGTTTCAAATGGTAAGGGTGGTTCTACTGATGACAATTTCACCGTTGCTACAGCAAAATATGCCGGGGTAGGTGCGGATCAGGTTAGACATACACAATACAGTGTCTCGCAAGGAACATTTCAGAATTTTCAATCGATAAATAAATTGATTCGAATTTTTGAAAAAGCCGTTGTTGTGGATGATGGAACCAGCAAGGTTATTCAGAAATATCTTGAACTTTACAAATCGTGGAAAACCATTAAGGACATGCTCGACGCCGTGAAGTCATTCATAACCAAGGGACGGAGGATTGATCCGACAAAACCCTCTAAGCCGATATATCAGCCACCAACACAATCAACCAAAGTTCTTGGCGAAATCAAGGTGTTGCTTGAGAATTTGATTGAAAAACATAAAGAAGAATTGAAGCAGGGCTATGTTGATATGGTTACCGGAATGGCCGACAGATTCATGAAGGAACGAACTCCTGCCGCAGCTAGCCCAGGTAAATTTTTCAAATTTAATTCTTATATTGTTAGTCTTATTGATTCATTATTTGAATTCGATGAAAAGCGCGACCCATGGGAATACGAGTGGTATAAAGGTGGGCGAATAGTTAAGATTAGGTATCGAAGCGATGCGAATGAGAAAATTGAGAAATTTGCAGTGCGACAAGCTAACGCTGCTGCCGAGGATTTCGTTGCTAGTAATATGAGGAAACTCACCTCCGTTATTGGTGAAAAAGTTAAGGGCGGGACCGAATTGGTAAATAAAACCGTAGATGGGTCATTTGGCGTTAGTTTCAGTGGTCGTATGAGTTTTAAATTTTCGGATAGCACCGGATTTATTACCAGGAACGACATAACAATGAACGTGTCTCCTCGTGGCTTGGTTTTCAATCAATTCCCAATTACTTTTCATGATGTAACTTTCAAGGATGGAACATTTAGGAAATTCGTGCCTGAAAAGGCGATGAACGAAATTTGGGCAAAGGAACAATGATTAAATTTTCTCAGCTACTTACTGAAATTGGTGAACAACTGGCAAAAGAACTTTCTGATACTGGTGTTTCTTTGCTTTCTAAAGATGAATGGGATAAAGATGGTGGTTATTGGATCTCTACGGGTGGTCAGCACCGTTTATATACTCTTCGGCACGATTGGAACGAATCCTATCAATTTGGTGAAATTGGTGCTAGTGGACAGAGGCAAACTGGAACAACAAGAAAATCATATTGGGTTATTAATATTGCTAAGTCATGGGCGGAAACATTAAAGAAACTTCCTGCTCTTCTTAAAAAATATGAAATAAAGAAAATTTACATTCCAGATTACGATGCCGATCTTGATCCAAATGCCACAGCAAGAGATATTGTTTTTGATGAGAATGGTCCAATGATTGTCGGCAAGAAGCACGAGGGGAAAACGGTTGGTTGGGTAAAGGAAAATGACCCATCATATCTGGTTTATCTTGCGACACATATTTCATCTGGGAGTTATGAAACAAAGAAATTTATTGAGTTCCTTAAAGTTTATATGGCCGAAGACATTAAAAAGCAAGAAGAATCATTGACCGGTGATGCGGCAATTCCTTTTGGGAAATATAAAGGGCAAAAATTGTCGGATATTGCGAAGGTGAATGTCGGTTACATTAAATGGTTGGCAAACTCGGATAGTGATGATCGAGGATATACTCCGCATGACGATCAAGGGAAATTGTTACAACAGGCTGCGAG